CTGAAGACCGGTCCACTCGAGCTCCTCCTTCGGGACGCCTCCGCCCCGGAGCTTGTTCAACCAAACCTTTGGTTTCAGAGATTCCTCCTTTGATCCAATAATTACTTTCATGGCAGGAGACGTGAACCCAATATCCGACTGAGTCCCTGCCAAGGCCTCCCTGGCGCGGCTTTCGTCGTACATCCGCCTGGTGAGCTTTTCCTGCTTTCCTGGAGAAATAAACGGAACCACTCCTTTTTCCTGGACTTGCCATGGTGCCAACGGTCCATCTCTCCGGAACCTCGTTGATGATTCCATGACGTTCTGCCCCTGGAGGGCTACGGCATCATCATATTCATCGCGGAGAAGTGAGTTCCTCAGCTGATCTTCAGGGTCATAGGTCCCTACCAGCTGTTCATATTGCGTTGTTGATTGGGGATCATAGTGCATGAACACAACGTCGGGCTCGCCGTTGTTGTATTGCTTGAAAAGCTCCTTATCCCATTCCGGTGGCGCAAATTCATCATTCCAGACGGTCCTGGATGAAACACGGAAACCCACTTTGGAATAGATTTGAGGAAGAATGGTATCAAATGCATCAAGCTTCCTGCCGCCTTCCTGGACGGCAAGCATTAATGCAGGAACAGTTGTCTGCCTGAATCCTTTTCGCTTCGTATTGAACACTGAAACGATATCATCGCCTTTGAGGGCAAACCCGGTTTTTCCATCCTTGGTGAGGAACATCCGCATCCCCTGGTATTCCTCCGGTTCATAAACATAAACCGCAGCACCATGGGGATTTAAAGATTTTGATTCTGCAATTGCATCACGAAACCGCAAACCCGCTTCCGGGCTTTGAGGTAATTCGTAAAAATCGGGGGTGGAAATCTCCAGGGACTTGAGGCGTCCCTGGTCTTCGGGGGATAAATTGTACCGTGTAACTCTGCCGAGGCCTTTTAAGCCCAGTCCAGGATTTCGTCCACTTGTTCCGGTGAAAGGCCGCTTGACGCTGCCAGTTCCATCGTCATCGGTGATGACTGACCGGTTGACCTTGTCTCGGATCCGCTTGATGGTTGCACCGGTTCCCTTGAGTCGGAACTGATGTTCGAGTCCTGCGCGGAGGAGTTTTCCTTGTTCATCGAAGGTTCCTTGAGTAACTCGTTTAAGAGCGGATTCGTACCCTCGGTAAGGTGGTAGATCCCCAATCGCTGCTTCGGATTTAAATGGCTCAATGTCGCTGAGTTTTTCTTCATACTTGGTACCTTTGAGAATATTAGAGTACTTAGGATCACTCATAAGACTAGCAAAGTCAACAACTTCCGATATCTCTTCCGGAGTAATATCTTCAGTCAGCTCTCCAATAGTCCGCTGAGATCCTTCTGCTGATTGGCGTTTCTCAAAAACTGCTTTGACGTAACTCCAAACCGTTTCCTGGACCTCTGCTGCAGTCCATTTCTCGCCAGTTCTTTTTTCCAGGAAAGCAGCTGCTCGTCGAACTGCAGCATTACTGAGTAAATAACCTGGTCCTTTTGCTCCTTTTCCTCCGGTTGCCTTTGTTGTTTTTCCTCCGAAAATATCCTGCAAAACATTAAAGGCGCGACCTTGCCAGGTATCATTTGTTACTTCATCATATCCCTCCAACAGATTAATCATGAAGCTGTTTGCCTTCGGCCCGGAAAGGACAATCTTCCGGGGATCCTCTGCAGTCAAGGCCTCGACCGAGTTATTCACCCAGGCATTCATCACCGATGCCTCAGTTCCAGTGCCGACGACACTCTGCCCCATGATTTTCTTGATCGCAGCCTTGTCGGTCGGGCGTCCTGCTGCATCCCAGTTCTTCCAGATCCGGAGTGCATTCTCCATATTCATTTCAACGGAGGTTTGCGGACTTGTTGCTGCTAAAACTCCAATAAAACGCTCCGTATCTTCGCCAAACACGTTCCGCAGCTGCGCCGCCGAGTGCTTATACCATCCTTTTTTGTGCCTACCGGCAAATGCCATGGCTGCAACTTCTTCCATGTCCAATCTTGGAACACGTTCCTTGCCATGGGTGATCGTAATATCTTTACCTTTTGGATAAAGATTTGAAGGAGGGGTTTTCCCGGTCGTGATCATGCTTTCCATGGACCGGATCATCTCAGGCGTCAACGATTGCAGCTCCTCCTCGGTCAAATACATCCGAAGCGTCGATAATGCCTCCGATTCCATCAGCTGCTTCTGCAATTCACGCGGAAGCTGCGTTTTTCCGCCTCCATAGGTCCGCAAAGCAAGCGTTTCCGGAGGCTGACGCCACCCGGTTTTCGTATCTGCTGCAACCAGGCCGGTTTTTTTCAGAATTTCGTCTTCAGAGGCACCTTTTTCGAGTAAACGGTTAGCACTTGCGATTCTTTTCTTTAAAGGGATCCCCAATGAGCCCAATGCCATGACTCCGGTGGCAGCTCCTGCCATTTTTGAGTAAGGAAGGTCTCCTGCGAGCAACGATCCGCTGATAAATTCTGCACTGGAGGGATCACCTCCCAATAATTCGTACAAATACGGCGAAGATCCAGGAATTACATCCGGTTGAAAGAGCTGTTCTTCTTTTTCCTGCTCTTCCCGGGTTTGAACAGTAGGTTTCGTCCGCTTAAATCGTGATGCATAGGGCTCCCTTCCAACTCCATAGTACGCTCCCTTGGCTGCAAGCTCCGTCCAATCCACTGGAGCTCCAAAAATTGTTGACGGAATCGCCTTATAGACGTCTCCGACGCCTTTTTCGTAAATCTCTTCTCTGGATTTTTTCCGTTTTGCCATCAGTATCTCCCCATCACCGGATCATGCCCTTGAGTTTCCCACCAAGGCACGTCTTGATCTCCCACCAATGCCAATGCACTCTCCTCCATACGCTTCTCCTCAGCTCTGAACCATTCCGGGGAGTTGAATTTAATTGCTTCCGACTCTGGTGTATGGAGATAACCCAAGCTCTCACGCCAGACATACAACATCGCATCTGCCGCGTGATTCTCGCAGTCTGATCTCTCAACAAACTTACCCTTCTGACGCTCCATCGGGTCCCATTCCAAGAGCTCCAGCTCATCCACCAAACAGCGAGTGTCTGGATTATCCACAATGAGAAATTTCCCCTTCTGGAAATCGGAGTTGAGGAGCTCGATATGGTCATGCTTCTTGGATTTTTCTGCAGGGGTTATACTCAGTGAATACCTCTTGTTGATCTCTTCGATGATCATCTTGCCCAATGCTCCAGTGTCCGCGCACATTCGATCAAAACTGTATTCCGAATCGAGCTGCTGCACCTTCCGCGCAATATCATCACTTGTGAACCCAACATGTTTCTCCGCATGGATCACATACGTCTCGGCTACATCCTCACTCCACGCGACCACGATGAACGCCGTGCTGTCCACGAACCCCAAATCAATCCCGAGGGCAGTCTGCCAGGTCTCATCGGGTAATTCATCGACCAGATTTCTCTTTCTGGAAAATCGATATACCAGCGTGTTTTCATCTCGGGTCCACTCTCCTAAATATTCTCGGCGGTAGGTCGGATTTTCATCATCCCAGCCATTCTCCTCGATAGCGCGCTCCAGCCATGCCTTAGCCCCTGGCAGATGCGGGTTCTCCAGGAGGGTCCAATAGTGGGACTCGAAAGGGGATCGCTTGAGTTGGTCCGCGTCGTAGAAATAACCCGAGCAAGTAGCAGACGGCGTTCCACACAACCACAACTCTCCATCATGGTCCAGGAGAGCTGCTTCGAGGACGTCGTTGACAAGAGTCTCAAGAATCGAAGTTTTGATTGATTGGGCTTCATCGATGATCACCCTCGAATAGGCAGGCCCCCGGAATTTGTCCACTTCTCCAGGATCCTGACAACCTCCCAAAATGATCTGACTGCCATTCGGTAACTTCACCGTCAACTGGTTTTCCAGAAACTCCATGCCCATTGCCCACTGGCGTTCGAGCTCCCTCAATGTTGACCATAAAATCCTCCGCGCATTTTTGATACTCAACGTGATGTAGGGAACCAGGATCCCCGGCGTCCGGACTGCTGCATCAATCAAACCGATCGCGCTCAAATGAGTCTTGCCTGCACGACGCGAACACCTCGCGACACGCTTCTTCGAATCACTCCGGAAAAATTCCAACTGCTTCGGATGAAGACTCCCGATCATCTGACCGAGAACCAGCTCCAGCTGCTGCTGCTTCTCCTTACGAGCTCTTATCCTTCTTACGGCCTCTTCCGCTAGAGCCCTTTGCTCCTTGCTCCACTGAAGATCCGCTCTTCTTGCTCTTTTTTTCGGCTGACCGGCCATCCATTTCCTTTGCCATCCGCGCTGCTTCTGCCGTCTCATAACACGCGACATTCGCAGCAGTGATCACCTTCAATACCGTCTTCTTGCCATCATGAATCGAGACCGTCACCGATCCATCATCTTCCAGCTCAAGTTTGGTATTCACATTATCCCGGAGACGCACTGCTACTCCATGCAGCGGCACCTGGACGCCTTTGATCAAATCAATGTTTTCTAGTTTCATATCATCATCCGATAAGGGTTCCACCTCCATTTCACTTCAGGCCATGCCTTGAACAGACTCTCCGTTCGATGGCTTACAACCACTGGGTGATCTTCGATCTGAGACCAACTGCCATTGCAGCGATCAAATGCCTCCTCCATCAACCTGGTCCCTATGCCCATCCTCCGGAATGCTCCCTTCACATAGACGAAGTGCAGCACCGGATCCTTGGGATCAAATGCGACATAGCCCCAGATCACGTCGGGGTCTTCAGGGTCACATGCGACTAAAAGCGTACAATTCGTTAGGATTTTTTTGAGGATTATGTCGTGGTAGTACAAGGATAGGGATGGGGGTATGGGGGTCCTGGCCACCCCACGTCGCCCGACCTCGACGCGCCAGATCGGATCCCTGGCGACCGCCCGGGACCAGCTGTCCAAGACGAAGCCTGTCTCCCTGCCGCCCAGCTCCAAAGGCCTGATCAAAAGCCCAGGTCCCTGGTTAATTACCAGCGACCGTGTCTCGGGAACCATTGCAATTGCTGGGCTCGCGGCGATCATGGGTTATTGGTTCGCGTTCTGGTTCGCGTCCTGCTCGAGAAATCCACCGAGAGCGTTGGTCATGGCAGGATCCTGGCGAATCTCATCGAGCAGCTGGGAATCACTGAGCCTTCCGAGGTTCACGTTGACCAGTGGCTGCTGCCGCTCGGACCAGGACTCGGGGCTCAAGTTCTTGAGGGCGAAGATCTGGGCTTGGACGGAGCCCTTTTCTGAGGCGCTGAGGAGCTGAGAACTCAGCGCCCCAACAGTCTTTGCGCGTCCGCGCGTTATTGCTTCCTGAATCTCAGGATGGTTCTGTTTCTTCTCGCTGAGTGTCGTGGCGGCAATGCCGAGGATCGCAGCGATCTGTTCTTGGGTGAGCCCGAGCTTTGCGTGGTGCTCGATTCGGTTTATGACCGATTTATTGATCTTGAATTCAGGCTGAGGCATCGCATCCATGTGATGGCTTGAGTGATCATTGCGATCAATATCTGAGAAGAATTCCCAGAAGTCAAATTTTAATTTACACCAGCGAGAAAATCTTCGAGCTGTTTTTCGGTGAAGATATATTCCTTGCCTGGTTTCGAGTGAGAGATCTTTTCACGTCTACAGTAATCTCTGAGGGTTCTTGCGGTGAGCGGATAACCTCGAAGGGCTAGATGCTGAACCGCTTCGGGGATCTTAAAATATTTTGTGTTCATGGGTTCTCCGTTGAAAACAATTCGACGGCTTCTTTGAAGTGCAGCCCGAGCCGCCATGAGTCTTTGATATCGTCGTTAGAGATATCCGGGCATCCATCTTTGACGTAGAGTTTGTAGAGTTTAAAATCTTTACATCCACGCCCATTTTCATTTTCATGCGCGTCCGCGCTTAAATTATTGTCTTTTTTTTCTTTATTCTCTTTATTCTGTATATGCGGGTATCTTGTGGCTCCTTTGTGGCTATCTTGTGGCTCCTTTGCGGCTCCTTTGTCGATCAGTATGCGCTTGATCGTTTCCCAATCCTGCCATTCGTTGAAATTAGTGACCTCAATGAGGGTCCCTGCTTTGTCGGTTTGTATGCAAACCATCTTACAGGCCTCCAAAACCTTCCGAGCGGTTCTGACGTTCGAAATCGATAAGTTCAGCTTCATGCAATCCCTCTCGATCGACGTGATGAATGATCCTCGTTTAAGCATATATTCACGGCCTCTCCAGAACGTCGTATGATCCTTCCATGCTGCTTCCTCGAGACAATGAATCCAATAGTTCCAGACCAGCATATTTGATCTGAGGTGATGGTTTATTGATTCACGATGGTAAAGAATCCAGCCTTCCGATGGCGTCTTCTTCATGCTTCAGGTTTCTCTTTCTCCCGGGACTTAATAATCGCCAGGTAATCATCGACCTTCTTTTCTGCATCATCCCTGGCCTTGTAGATCGAGGGAGCTCTGCCGAATTTCCCGCGGAGTTGAGCCTTCCGCATTTCAATCACCAGGTTCAGAAACTCGTCACCAAACTTTCCATATTTCATCGTGGTCTTTCTCCAGGTAGGGATTCGCCTCCGGTATCCGGTGGCAGCTGCGCCTTGACGTCGATCCATTCCCAGGTGCCGTCTGGATGATCGTGTCGGATCTTGCCTTTATTCCATCCGCCTCCGTTTCGTCCGAGGCGTTCAGCACCGACGTGCTTGCCTTTATGCCATGGGATATTTCCAGGCTTGAATCCAATCTTGGGATGTTCTTGGTTCCTCTTCACCAGCAAACATCCGCATGATCTGGTTTTATGTTTCCCGGTGGCATTGTAAACAGCAGCGTATCGAATTCTTTTTTCATTCCCGCATCGGCATCGGAATAAATACCAGGTGCATGAATACGGCTCGGTTTGGTGCTCTAACCAGCGGATCGGCGTCAACCAGCTGTCCGGTGCCTCAACTCCTAACCTGGCTTTACTTTTCAAGAAGAGTCCCATCTAAGTTTTTTAAGCTTTCTAGTTTGTTGTCTATGTTTGCGAGCTCGGTCGCCACCGTCATCAGAATCGCATTCTGCTGCATGACCAGCTCCGCCAGGTTGAACTGCTTTCCCTCCTTCGGAAGGATCGGGTGACCTTTGCCGTCGGAGGTTGCAGTGAGGGATGCAGCGATCGCCTCGAGGGATTTCATATTTGCTTCTTTGCGTTTATTTTCTGGTGAATATTTTGTCATTGGTTCCTTTGGTTAGTGTTTCCTTGCTGTGCCATGAATCGCTCCGCTATGTCTCGACGTGACGCGTCGGGCTGAGCTTCGCATCGCTAGGTCACGCTTCGCCATGCCTCGGCATGCCCCGATTTAAAATCCGTTTGTTCCTTGCCCTGGCAAGCATGGCCCCGGCTTGATTTGTCAGGCTGCGCCCGGTCATGCATCGCCTTGTATCGCCTCGACCCGCTGCACCATGCAGAGCCTCGTCATGCTGCGGGTTAAAATCTTTTGTTTCCTTGCTTAGTCGTGTCTCGCCAGGCCCAGGCCCGATCCGCTTTGACAGGCCCGGCCACGTTATAAATCTTTTGTTCCTTGCCTTGTCTTGCATTGCCCGGTCAGGCATAGTCTCGCCTCGTCAAGCTCTGCGTCGCATGGCTTTGTCAAGTCGTGCAGAGACCCGCTTCGCCAAGCCCATCCTGGCCTAGCCTGGGCTCGGTAACTTTTTCCTTTCATCCCGGAGCAGAACCCGGAGGCCTGCCACTCGGGCCATCGTATCTGCATGGTCCTGACGTTCCCGGACGTCGAGCTTCTCCATGGGAGTGTTCACCAATCGGGAGAACGCCTTTCTCATACTTTTCTGGAGTTTGGTATGCAGTGTTTTTTCAGCATATTCTGCTTGCTGCTGAGGCTGCAGGATCCGGTATCCAATACCCCACTCTGAGACCAAACATATCTTTTCTTCCTGGAGGAGATATTCCTTCAGCTGTTCCATGTTCGCCATGTATGCGAGCTGGATCGAATCGAACTTATGTTTCGGCATATCATCGGGAGGCTGCTCCAATCCCAGGGCTTCAAAAAACCATGAGTGTTCGATGATATCGTCAGGAGTGAATTCCTCCTCGAGGAACCGTTTGGCTGCTTCTCTCCATGCCGGGAAGAGCTGCATCATTTCATCAGTTTCATTCATTGTTTCCTTGCTTAGTCTTGTCTTGCACTGTCAAGCAAAGCCCGGACGAGCTCCGTCGAGCCCGGCGTGGCATCGCTGAGTTTAATTCGTTTATTCCTTGCTTAGTCGAGTCTTGCCGTCGCTTGGCCCAGACGAGCTCTGCGCGGCCCAGCAAGGCATGGCGGCGCATCGCCTTGCATTACCGTGCCATGGGTCAATCTTTAACAATTTCAAATCGTCCATATCTTGGACGGTAATCGCAGATGCCGACGAAATCCCCAGCGGTTTTGATGTAGCCGAGAATATCATTCATGTTGAGCAGCTCATCGGATGCGAGGAGCGTGAATGAGATTGCCCACTCATGGAAAATCGGGCGGCATCGCATGATTCTTTTCTTCTGGAGAACGACCGATCTCATGTCTGAAAATTTATCACGCTGCTTCCACAATCCTTCGATATCCCGAGGACCGGAATATTGCAGTTTGATTTTCTGTTCCATAACCTGGAGACCTCGCTGGATGTTTCGTCCCATGCGGACGAATTTGGCACCGTCTCGAATCATCGCCTCGACGTTTTCACCAGGGATGACCGGACCCTCTTCATTCATGTAGAGCTGACCCTCCCACTCGAGGCGGGCGATCTGCTCGAGATCTTCGTCGGTTTTCTTTCTTTTGCCGGTTAGTTCCTTGATCTGTTTTGATAACGGATCGAGTGGATTCGCGCATCGTTCGCTCGACATGAGCAGGGGTGTTACCCCTTTAATTTTTATTTCTTCTTTAATCATTTTGCTTCTCGATTAAATTAAGGTTTGTGCTCAGGGAGGATCCTGGCTCATGAGAAAAGCCGATGCTGATCCTTAGCAGGAAACGAAAAGGGTCTAATGTCGCTGCACAAGGGATGGCAGTGAAAGGAGTGACCCAACCTGGTTTACCCCGAGCTGATTTTATTCGTGATCTTCCATCCTTTTGACGTTATGCAGCCAGTTGACTTTGAAGGCCTTGATCTCGGTTTTATATTTCTTCTCCCCGGTTTCCCGGTCCTCCCAGCTGCGGGTCTGGAGAGCTCCTTCGACGTAGAGCAGCGTCCCGGCTTTGCAGTATTCCATCATCAGATCTGCAGTGCGTCCGAAGATGGCGCAGTCATGCCACTCGGTTCGCTCCTGGGGATCGCCACTCTTGCTGGTCCATTTGTCCGTTGTCGCAACAGAAAAATTACAGACCGAATCTCCGCCTTGAGTATAATTAATCTCAGGATCTTGCCCGAGATTGCCTATCAGCATCACCTTATTCAGACTCGGCATCGATTCCTTCCCAAAACCCTCTGACGGCTTTATTGACTCCTCTGTCTATTTTCCTTTGAACAAAACTTTCATCATCTTCACGCGGTTCGTCGTCGCTTCCCTTATAATCCAGGTCGCAGCCATCCGGGCCGATTATGTCTTTTATGTCATGCATTGAGTTCCTTTCTCTGATGTTTAATTAAACCCTCGAGATACTGTCGTGCAGCATCATCGATTTTTTTCTCATCAAATTCGTTTTGTACTCTGACCGCGAGACCATCAATGGACTCTGCAGTTTTCTGCCGTGGGATCTGAAGACCAAGGATCTTGGTGATTCCATCGGGTTTGTACTCAGCAGGCGGATCCGCTGCTGGGGAGGATTCAACAACTTCGCTTCCGGGGAAGGTTTCCAAAACCGTCTCAACCAGTTCCTCGGTTTTCGTATTGTGATCGAACTCGAAGGCCTCCTTCATCGCGCCCTTGAATTCCTTATTCACTTGTTTCTCTTTTTCCTTTTTTTCCTTTTCCCAATCCTTAGCCTGCTCGGATGGTTTCCTAGAAGCTTTGGACCTGGTGGATTTCGGTTTCTCTTCCTTCTTATCCCGCTCCATGGCTTTCTCACCATCGTCGTCGTCACCAGGTGCCAAGCCGACCATCGCCTGGTAGCAATATCGGCGGGCATAGGTGAGCGCGGATCCCCGACCCTGGGCGGTCTGCTCCTTGATCTCCATCTTATATGCGAACCGGATATATTCTCCGGAGGAGTGGGTCATCATGGTGTAAAGGATATCGTCGGTCGGCATCTGAACCACGGCGAGCCCATGACTTCCAAGTATCTGCGAAGCAGCATCCAGGGAGGCGTCGAGCGTAGAATATTTTTTCCCGAAGTGGGGATTGGTTGCGTCCTTCGCAACCGTTGTGTTCATCTCTTTTTTGACTGCACTTAATGCCTTCGGGAGCTCCTTGAATGGATCCGAAAAATCCATATCTTTGAAGGCCACGTTGTTATAAACGACCTCCGTTTCCGGTTTGGTGTATCTCATCTGGGGATCGTACTGTTCATCCATTATTCTTCTCCGTTGTGTCCATAGGATTCATCCATACCCATGCCTGCAGAGGCCAGGGCTTCCTCATCATCGAGGTAGTTGTCAGGACCGACCGGCTCATCATCGCCGTTGTCCCGGTTTGCTTCTTCATCCTGGAGGCAATTCCAGCAAGTGATGCTGCCGCCCAGGTCTCGCCATTCGTTGCCATCTTTGGCATCAAAATAATCATCGCAGTCGTTGCATCTCATCCAGCTCATTTATCCTCTCAGTTGTTTTTTTCCTCACGTCGTGGATCGCAGCAGCTGCATCATCAACCGAGCGGACGACATAATAGTTTTCAACGCGTTGCTCGAATTCCTTCTGCGAAGCCTGCTGCCTTCCTTTTTTGGCTTTGACTTCCAGCCAACATGAAACCGGGATTCCCCAGACCATCAGCTGCACATATATGTCAGCAATGCCTTTTTCCGCCGCCGGTCGATATTTCCCCGGCTGTCCATGGATTGGGATCCCCATGACGTTCATCCGAAACATCTCGATGCCTTTGGTGACGGCACCGTATTGAAGGATCGCCTTCTGGATCCCGGCTTCAGTTTCCTTGAGGACCAAATCGAGCTTCCATCTTCGCGACGAAATCATCGCGGCGTTTCTGGACCGCCTGAATCGCATCTGTTTTTTCCAGCTCCGGGCCGATCAGTTTATTGAAATGAGCCAGGGTTAATTTGAGGTCGAGCATCTCCCTGGTGTTTTCTTCCAGAGCTCTTATTTTCCGTTCCTCAATTTTTTTTTCGTCCTGGTCCATTTTTTTCATTATTTATTTGACATTCACGAACAAATACGAATATAATGAGTATAAATAAATCATATTGAGTGATATTTGATCACTTGATATCACTTAGACGAACCCAAAATCAAGGGAAAAAATGAAAACCAAATCAAATTTTATTAAGAAATGGGCTAAAGCTGGCGGGAACCAACGCGGCGAAAATTTTCAATTGAAGCCGGTTGATAAAAGAATTCATACCGTCAAAGACATACCTAATCTCCAAGCCGACCAGGTCAAAGTTATCGCGATCGTTGGCGGTCATAATGGTCAGAGAAAAACCCTCAGCACCGTTGCCGAGCTCGAGCAGCAGGAGCAGCCTTATATCTGGCTTCAGCAGCAGATTGAAAAGTTTGAAGCTAATCGAACTGCACCAGCATCTAAACGTGCAGCAGCTCCGATCGATGCCTTCAGTCTCCCACTTTCTAATCTCATCCGACGTTTCAAAACTGATCACGTCAGCAAACTGAGATCAGCGCGGGATTATGAATACGCGCTCGGTCTTTGGGATGCTGAGATCGGTCATCTTCCGGTTGACCAGGTTAAAGCAACTCATATTGAGAAGTTCAAAAATGATCTGCTCAATCGCGCTCCTTCCGTCGGCACCTCCGGAAACAAAAAGCTGACCAATAAGAGTGTCAGAAACTATCTCTCAATTTTAAGTTCAGCTTTTAACTTCGGTCAAAAACTTGGCGTCGAGCTGGTGAGGCCTGGAAACAATCCGGTCAAGCTGATTGATTGGCCTGAAATCAAAGGCGAGCATGATAATAAAAGAACCGAGGTTCTGCTTCGCGGATCCGATGAGCTTACTTCACTGGTCGAGCAGCTGAACCTTTCAGAATCACGCGACCTGAAAGATTTCGTTTTGTTCTGCTTAATCACCGGCGTTCGTCAGTCGGAAGCATACGGACTGACCTGGGAAAACGTGGACCTGGAACATGGCTATGTTCACCTGAATCAAGCACTTCGCAGAAACGTCGTCGAAGGCGTTGACGAAGATGGGAATTTCATCTACGCGAAGAATGAAAACGGTGGCAAGCGCGTGATCACCAAAGGCCTCAAAAATAATTCCGACAAAAGGGTTATCCACCTGGATCAGTTCCCTTCAGTCAAAAAGCTTTTAGTGAGCCGCAAAGCAGCAGCTGCGGAACGTCAGATTGCCGGTGGCGAAGCTGAAGATCGCGTGTTCCCCCAGGATATTAAAAAAGCCTGGAATAAGGTTCTGAAACGCGCAGGCCTCCGGAAGGATGGTGCTGGAAACAAAACCGACGATCTTGTTTTCCATACCCTCCGCCACTCGGCAGCGACCTGGCAAGTTCAGGATGGGATCCCCTTGTTTCAGGTTTCCCATTTTCTTGGACACAAGAATCTTCAATCAGTTTCCCGATACGCTCACTTCGATCCTTCCCAGGCTGAAGCGGGTGCAAGGACTGCGGAAGCTGGAGTGACCGCCGCCTTCGGCGCGATCTGATCCCCCCGGGGGCTTCGGCCCCCTTTAACTTTCCGAAAACAAGATGAATTATAAACAAATACAAAAGTTAGCCAATCAACTTGGAGTAGTAGTTCATGAAGACTTTTACTGGGATGAAGGGGTCTGGTATTGCGATATTGATGCTCCGGAAGGAAAAAGTTTTTCTGGTTGTGATTATCACTTCACAACATTCCCATGGGAAGACAAAGAAAAAAGTCTAAGCATCTCAACAGTCCGAGGTGAATTTGCAAAATACATTAAATTTGAAGCATCTGAAATTGGTGATTGTCATTGCGGACACTGGGATGAAGAGTAGTAAATTCTTAACTTAACTTAACGAGGATGATATGACTCCAGATATTTTTAACAAATATAATTCTGATTTTTTCTATCGTGAAGATGATGGGCATACCTACTATTTTTCACGCGCAGATAATGAGTGGATCTGCTTCCCAACATATGCCCACGGTGAGCCAGATTTTTCCGTAATGCATTATTTGAGTGACCTGGACCTGGTGGAAGAAGATCTCGAAAAATTAACCGCATGGCTGGAATCTAAGCATAAACTTAATAATGATTGCATTTGACTTTATTTGTGAACATTTGTATTGAAAGGACGTGGATTTAAAAATGGAAATCGGCAAACGGATCAAGAAGATCCGACAAAATAAAAGCATGAAGCAAGAAGAATTCGGGGCCTTAATTGGATCGAACCGATCCGTTATCAGTCGCCTCGAATCGGGTCGGCAGCAGATCGACCAGGAGATCTTAATGAAATTCTGGACGACTCTGAAGGTCTCGCCGCATTGGTTGATCACCGGAGAGGATCCTGGTGGAGTGGCTGAGGTTTCGAAATTAAAATCCGACCTTAAAGAGACACAACAAAATTTAGTAGAGATGAGGTCGCATCGCGATTCACTTGCTGAAATAATTCAACTTTTGAAGGATGCTGCTGGGATGAAAAAATGAATCAGAAAGAGCCTTATATATAGGCCGATTATATTAAGGAGAAACTTATGTATAACATCGATCATATCCAAATTCGATGCCCTTCAAAACCTTCCTTCCATTCTCATCTTGTTCTCATGGATGATATTTTTCGCATTTCAAAAGAGCATGGAGTTGAAATGAAAATGCTAGAACATGATGAGACTCAGTTAATTTTCACCTGGGAAATCCAATACCATTATGCTTCGCAGCAGGCCCAGGCCATCCTGGCATGCATGGCACTTTTGTCTTCTCACCATGTGGTGCCTGGTGAAGTGGTTTACCAGAAACCAATTCAATCAGCTCAGGATCAACTGAAAAAATTCCGTTCTATTTTAGAAAATGCAGATGGGTAAAAGAAACCAGAGGTTGCTTGAAATGGGTTCGCGTTTGGGTTCGCGTTTGGCCTTGGGTTCGCGTTGGTTCGCGTTTTTTAAAAAGCTAAACCGTTGCAAACACTGGGGTTGTGGTCGGAGCGACTGGATTCGAACCTGCCGCCCATAATCTGCGAACCTTTGAAAACACTGGGGTTGTGCAATGCAACCCCCTTTTGGGTTCGCGTTGGGTTCGCGTTCTACTTTTTGCCGCCTTTCCTCATTGGTCGCTTCTTCATTCCTCCGCTGCTTTTCTTTCCGTGGTATCCTGGCATTTGGTTCCTTTCGTCTGGCGGCATCATAGTTTCAGATGCCTGGGTAAGTTTTCAATAATTGCTTTCTGAGCTTCCTCAGTCAAGTTCGAAAGTGCATTCTTAGAATGCTGTTTCGCCTGGTCGGCAGTCAGGGAATTTCCATCATCCTGGACCGCGTCAAAAAAAGCTTTTGCGCCCCAGGTGACCAGTTCCGTAATCAATGTTATTTGTAAAGGCGTCATGTGTAGCTCCATGAATTGGGCCGAGGATACGGCGCGGTTAAATCATCCAGGTGGATGAAGCGTTTATTTTTCGGCCCATGCAGCTTGAAACCAATCCCGGTGATCCCATGCGCCTGGGCGATCTTGATCAGCTCCAAAGCTTCCGCTCCAAAGATCTCAATATCGACCGCGTGGCCTGTCGTATGCGGTCCTGTCCTTCCTGTTGAAGAAACTTTTTCATTCCACTCAGGAGCTCGGTAACCAGAGCTCGGGAATAGAGGCCTCCCGAAGTCGTCTCGGATCAGCTGCAGCCTTTCCAAGAAGCTTTGATCCATGTCGCATATCCCGGTCCCGCGGCATTTCAGTTCATCGAACGTGAAGTTTTTAGTCAGGTATTTATTCGCCATGTAAAATCCAAATAGCATCGTTGAGTCTTGAAGGAATTCTCTGCGAGTAATTTCATTCTTCCTCGAGAGCTTTCCGGACCAGGACCAGAGCCTGGTCGTCCAATCGGTTAGTCGTGCTCTGAACCAGAGCAGTGAGAAGGAGCAGGGTAATCTGAATGACAAAGCGTTCGGAGGTCAGTTTCTGGATCAGGGTTGTAATCAGTTTAGGCATCAGGTTTTTCCATTCGAGGAATCGTTGGCTTCGGTCGAGTCGAACCAATAGCCAACTGTTTGGGAAAGCTGGGTCGCCGATGCGCCCACTATAACGCTTGAGATCGTCTGCATAGATTCAGGTATTTGAACGGTAAAGATAAGCACCAGGTTCGTCAGAAATATCCCCATTAAAACCAGGGTCAGAGTTGCGCGGACGATAAGCTTTGCATTCATCGCATCCGCTCAAGTTCGCGTCCAATATTTTCCAGTTCAGACTTTTGTTCCACTAAAGAAGTGTTTGTTTTTTCAATCAACGCAATCAAACGCCCTTCGAGCTCACGTCGATCCTGCCGTGCCTGACCATTGGTTTTCCAGATGAACCATGAAAGGAAAATCAAACCTACTCCAGCAATCCCCTGGTCGATGAGAACCTCAAAGATCTGCTCGGTCGGATCCTTGTCCTGCCGTTCCGGAACCCTTGAATACTGACGTTCTTCATAACGGTATTGCCTGTCATTATGTTCCCGGGCGATCAGTTGATCCGCAAAAACAGGTGCAGCCCAAAGCCAGATGATGATTAAAGCATTAATCCTCATAAAGTTTGCGCTGATTGAAATGTAGTCTGTATCGCAGGAGCATCCATCTTTCTTTGGCGTGAAGGAGGACCCATCTTTTCCGCGTTTTCCATGTACATCTGCTGCATCTGATTGGTGTACCTCAGCGAGGCATTCATACGCGCCTGGAAGAACCGAGAAAGGGAATTCCGGACGACCGTATCCAGGTTCCGGTTCCTTGTCATGACGCGCTCCACAAGCATTTTCATCTGGGCCTGGTAGAGTGCAGGATAAACCGCTTGCATGGCTTCGACGTGCTCGGGCTGCAGGGATCCCTGAGCGATCATCGGAAGCACCAGGTTTGGATTATCGACGATCGATTTGTACCGGTTGAATTTCAGGATCTCGGAAAATCGTGGAACCTCTTCCTTCGGATTAAAGACGAGCTCCGATGGTGCCGTCGTTGATGTTGGAAGTTTCGAGTGCAGGAAGCTGATACCGTTTGCCATCGTATTTGCGACCGATTGGTTCAGAGTCTGATCTCCTTCGACCTCCGGGAGCATCGCCAGGAATCTCGGGTAGAGTGCCTGGGGATTTCCATTCAAGTTATCGAGCTGGTTCCTGGTCTTGATGAATTCCTCAATGGTTTTCTCGGGGCTGTCTGGGATTGGATTTTTCACTTTAACACCAGCAGCAGCTCCTCCTCGAAGGATCAAAGAGACTCCTGCATCCATTGCCTTCTGAGATTTATCTGCCAGGTTCAGCATCCCGCCGTAGTCAGAAATCCTGCGAAGGGTCCTGGCAAAAAGGAGCTCCCCATTGTCTCGAATATATTTCCGGGCAAGTGCAGTTCCTGCGAAAGTTGCAGCAGCTCCCAAGCCTCCGGTCAGAACCGAATCAGCTGCACCGAAAACGCCACCTCCCAGGCCAGCTCCAACAACATATGAAGTGAGTGGAAGACGTGCATTATTTGCCTGCCGAGCAGCTGCTCCTTGAGCAAAAAAATGGAGATTTTTCAGAGTGGCGTAAACGTCTTTGGCTTCCAGGAAATTTGCATAGGTATCGGATTTGATACCCTTCGTATTGGATAATCGATTCCCGATCGCAGCCAGGGCATTCTCAGATTCTTCTCGGATGATGTTTGCCATGGCTTCATAGTGGGCAAAATTATCCGGGTTCTTTTTAAAGTTGGCGAGCTCGCGCTGGTAGAATCGTTTCAGTTCTTCTGAGTCTCGGAAATTAAGAGTCTTGCCTCTCATCCCTAGCTTCTGAGAAATTGCCTTTGCGATTGGATTCATGTTCTTCCAGGCAATATCTCGGAAGTCTTCAATGGCTTGTCTGGCATTTTTAATCCGCGCATTCTGTACGGCATCATCGACAAGGCCTGCACCCATGGCTCGAGGGTTATCCACAATTTCCCGAATCATCCTTTTGGCAATGGCATCCGGATCAAATTTGAGGTCGTCCAGGTATTGCCCAGACTTTGCCATTAAGGTCTCAACTTCGGTAATGATATCGTCAAGCCGCTTTCCATAATATGGAAGCAGATCGTCTTCGAGCTGCATCAGAAGTGCTTCAGGATCATCAAGGTTTTTGACAATCCCCTTCTTGTCCAGCATCGCGAGCTTGGCGCCAAATTCGTTTGCTCCCCGGGAATAATTCCCATGCCTGGTGATTTTATTCCACTCGGTTTTTTTAGGATCAAGGGTTCGATAATATGCGCGGTCCCTGGCAAACTTCAGCGCGGATCCGCCCTTGCTCAGAGCTGTCGCGATCCCGCCGACCAGGCCTCCAGCAACTGATCCGAAACCAGCACCGGCAATGATATGATCTGCGAATTCGGGACGTCTTTCCGGATCATCCAAGATCTGAGAAGAAACTGCATAAGGAACCCCGACGACTGCGCCCTCGGCTGCACCTCCGACCGCCCCTTTGACGACCCGAGTATTGAGCGGAGACGCCAGAGTCCTTAAAGCTTTTTTGTTGGAAGCTGCTTTGGAAATGGAACCTACAAGTTTTTGAGCTCCCCGAGCTGCACCCCTGGCGACCAGGGAGGTCCCTCCAAAAGGAAAAATTAATCCGCCGAGTTCTCCAGCTGTCGTCGCAATTGGGTTGAGCTCCCGATGCATCCTAATCTCTTCATCTGTAAATCCGAGATTTTGAAGAGCCATATCTGAAAGACCAAAGGACATGGTCCTGAGAGCTCCCAGGCCTGCCGAAGTGAATGGAGAATCACTGACCGTAGCTTTGAGATCCTCAGTTTCAACCAGCTCAACCGGAGCATATCGATAGCCTGCTCGAAGTGCTGCATAGGCTTTGTCAGCAGGGAAATCGTAAAGGGTATCATCCTCCCCAACCAAGGTGACTTTATCCCCCTGGAGGAATGCATAGTTCCCGGATGCAATCAGATCTTCGACGCGTGAATCATCGACGTTGACCGCCGATTCGGTTTGATAATCGTAAAGTCTAGCCACCCGCGTTCCTCACTGATCCACCAAGATCTGAAGCTTTAGGAATCCTATTTGACCTCGGCATTCCTTTTGGAGGCATCCCTTCCTGAACAAATCCGTAATCTACTGGAGTCACCGGCACAAATTGGTTTGCTTGCTGGAACCCTTTCAGTCGTGATTCATAATCATTGGGAAGAACTTCCAGAGCTGTTTTTAATTCTCCCAAACCAATAGTAAAAATATCTTCCTCCGGAATCACTCTGTTAATCATTGTTTTTTCCGTAGGCGTCAATGCAGCTCCTCCCTTCATTATGTCATTCTTATATACACCCCAAAGAGATCCAACTATTGTTCTTAGTTTAATGTAATCCTTGCCTTGAGCTTTTCTTATACCAGCTGCACTTTGAGCAAGAAGATTTGCTGTACCAACTTCCTCAAAAATTTTAAGAGCTCTTTCACGTTGTTCTTCAATAGTTCGAACCCCCGCCATCATTTTTCTTCCTTCTTTGAGCGCATCCTTGATGCCCTGAGCATCCTTAATTGAGGTCACTCCCAAGCCTGGGACATACTTGTCTCCAAATTCTTTTTTAGACTCTTGAACAGCTTGGTACCGTTTAAACATCAAAGTTTGTAATGCCAGAACCATCTGCTGATCCCCTCTTTCACGCGCTTCAATAATCCCACTTTTAATACCTTCCACTGTCGCGATCTGACTTTCGACAGCTGCTCGGTTCTTTAAGGATGCCAGCGCACTGTCGGAAGCATTCTGGGCCATCTGCAGCATCCTGCCGCGTTCCTGGATCAGATTCAGCTGCTGCCGTTCTGCAGACTTCTGTCGGAAATCCCGGTCGTCTTTAAATTTTGCCAGGTGATCATCGATGGTTTTGTTGATGATCTGGAGAGCGAAGTTTGGCGTCCCTGTCATCGATGCAGCACCAGCTCCGAGAGCAGCTGCAATGACCGCCCAAAACTTATTTGCGCCGGTTATCGCAGGACCTGGTTTTTCTTCAGCGATCGCGTTGATGCTGTCTTCGTATGTATCAATTTCCTTCTTTATGTCATTGGCGAGATTGACGTAGTTCTGTTTTTCAGTCTCGAAAAAATAAAAGGATCCCTCGGTAAATTCATCACCTTCATAAATATCCTGGAGCTCCATCAATTTATCGATGACGCCATCATAGGTTTCGAGTCCATAACCATAGGGATCCGAAATGCTGACGATGTTTTTCCCTTCCAGGTATCCCTCGGTTTGCTTCATATCAACCGGCATGGAACCTGGTTCCTCGACCACTTCCTCCTCAACAATCTCGACGTCCTGCATGGGATCTGGTTCTGGCTTAGGATCCTTCAGACGTTCTTCTTCTTTTTTTTGCTCAGTTGTTTTGCTATCAAATACAACTTGTTCTAATTTGCCAGGTTCGTCTGGGCGAGGTGGAAGAGTCGATTTCTGAGCTACAGCAGTTAAATTGGAATCTTCTTCCGGGATTTCGACGGTCGTCTCTTCTTCCATAAGATCGGGGCCGAGCATTCTATTCAATCGATTAATCCCGATTGTCTCAGATCGTTCAAATCCACGATCCATAAATGTTTCTTTTCGCCCTATCTGTCCTGCTGCTTTGTCGTATTCTTCCTGGGTCGGTTGATCCAATGGCATAATGTCACCAAATTCCATAGCCCAATCAATGTACTGGTTCCCCTCAGCAACCGGAGCAGCTGTTTCAACCGGGGTTTCCTCAACAACTTGCATCGATGCCCGGAATTTTTCTGGAGGTCCAAATTCGAGCTGAAGCTCCGCGTGTCTTTGATCTCTTCTAGCATCAAAAATTTTGCGATCTAAAAGCTCTTGATAGAAAAGCCGTCTTTCATTTTTTCCTTCTGGAAGACCAAATCTCATCACGCCCTCCCTTCAAGCTGCTTCGTTCGTTTATGCAGATTCGCCTGAGCGGCCATGACTGCTGCAAGACCCTGGTTCATATCAAGCTGCTTTCCGCGAGGTCCATTTGAAACCATGGCATTCCCCATCGGCCCCCCTCGCTCGGCATCCTGGGCCATGATTCCTATCAGCAGCCCAGAGTCTCTACCGATCGCCTTTGGATCCTTATATTCATATTGGTATGCATCAATCGCATCAAGGAACTGCTCGATCTCCCGATCTCCGGAGCTAATGTTTTGCTTCATCCGTTCGTCGGATCCCATTTTCGCGTATGCTGCTATACCAGTTGCAATCATGTTAAGAATGGCCCCCTGGCGATTCGTATCATTAGCAGATGCTTTCCATTCCCCGGTCAGATCTGCGATGTATCGTTTTGTCGCATCATCCATCTCAGCCAGATCCCGGGTCAGCTCAAATCCCATCATCTTGAGATCAGATTCCATCTGAGCCATATCGATCTTAACTTCGAGACCATAGAACTCTTTTTTCCCACGGTAGGCTTCAATGGCAAAGACGTCGTCCATGCCCCGCGACTTGATCGCGAGCTCTGCGTTGATGGTCGCAATGGTGAGATTCTTCTGCATATTTGCCAGCTCGGTTGCAACCTCGAGCTCACCGTTTTTGATGGCAACTTGTTTTTCAGCTTCCAAATTTGCGAGTCTAGTTTTGAGCTCGGTATCTGCTTCGGCCAGGACGGAGGTCAGCTTCATCTGGGCATTGCCAATCTTACGGACCTGGTCCAGATCTGCATTCTTGAAAGCTTCCTGACGTCTTGCTTCCAGATCAGCCAGGGCAAGCTTTGCCTCCCGGCCTCCATCGATCTCGATCAGCTGAATCATTTGCTGACGTGCAGCAGCTTCTTCCTGGGATCGCAGAGCAGCAGTGTCGCGGATAAGGATTTGCCCCTGCTCGGCCCATACATTCTGCAGCTGTCTTCGTTTCTCAGGAGCGGCTTCGGTCCCAGCAACCGCGCTGAGAAATGATTTCATCAGATTTTCCGATTCTGTCCTGGCCTGCTGCTGTGCAAAAGAATCCCGACGACCCATGATCGTATCATAGAGAACTTCGAACACCTTATCCGATTTGCCTCGGACCTTGTCGGTGAATTCCCGGTCATAAAGGACTTCGTCGGTATCCCGATCAAATCCGAATTCCCCAACCGTTGTCTGCGTTACATCGTCGGGGGTGTCGATCGTTGGAGCTTCAATTGCATCCGGTGCTGTAATATCGTCTCGGGTTACATCTGCAACCGTGTCAGTGACCTGGATAGCGTCCCTGGCAAACTGCTGGATTTCTGCTGGAGTCAATTCAAAGGCTTCAAACCGTTGCGCCTTTTCCCGGGCCATGTTCCAGAGGCCTTCAATGGTCCTGGATCCCAGACGTGCATAGGTTCCAGTTATTGTCCCGCCATCTGCAACAAATTGCTGATAGGTTTTATTCAGGTTGATGTAATTGCCATTTTCATCTTTCAGCATCAGCTGATTGTAAAGATCCTGCCCTGCTTCGACGACCTGGTTCGCTGCATCTTTTTGAGCCAGTGCCATCTGCTTATCCCAGTGAGCTTTAATTTCATCATCAGACAAATGCTTGAAGGTCCCTGCTTCAGATTTTTTGGATTCATAATCATCATCGATGGTGATGGCTCCCCAGTTTCCTGCGAGACTTGTCCTCTCGGCATCGATTTCAACATTGGCAGCATTGGCTTCCGCCTGAGTGTTATATTCCCGACCTAGTTTGTCCTTGTATTTTGGAGGAGGAGGCGGAGGAGGTTGGTTGTTGTTGTCACCACTTCCCTGTTGCTCTAAAGATTTAAGATAATTTTGATGATGCCTTTCTATTTCAGACAGACCATCATCTGGCGGCGTGTCATGAGTGTCTCCTCCTAGCCGATCAGAATCTTTACTTTCGTCATAACCATTACCATTATCATCTTCTTCAAAACTCCGTAGTCCGGTCATGGGATCGATTTGGCCTGACGTATTCGGCAGGGAGGCGAGAAGCGATTCCTCCATCGTGTTCACCATGACCGGTTTGTGCATCTGACCGCCCATGGTCAAACCTTCATTTTTGGCTCGGTAGATGTTCAGGAGCTCCTGCAGCTCCTCCGGTTTCATATCTCGCAGGACTTCAAAATTATTCATATCAATTTTTGCTGAGGAAGTTTCGCATAGGTATTCCGTAATCCTACTTCAAGCATCAGATTAGTGATTGAGTAAGCCTGAGAGGGATCTGAGGAAACCGTGTCCTGAAATCTAAACCGCACCGAGTCGCATTTTTGCCGGGCAAGGTGGATGTTGAACTGATATACCCCATCAGCTACTCGATTGGTTCCTGCTCCGTAATATTCGGACCCATACGGTGATTCATCTCCATATTCGTTCTGACCGGTTGCAGTCCTAAAATTGAAGGTATGAAGTTCGTTAAAAAATTGCTCGAAGTTGTAAGCAATCTGCGTTTCCAGGATATGGTTTGATTTATAATCTCCCAGGACTAGAGCTCGACGAACACGCTGCAATCCCTGAATTTGTTGGGTTTTGATCCATGCCGTTGTGAGTTTTAGGACGACTGCCATATCGACGTCTTGATACAGAGTGTTAGACTCCTCGTAGACTAATCCTCCGGAGGTTCTGAGATAGGCATATTTATCAGTTGCGCCCCAGATCACTGCACCCAGTGCAGAATGATTGGTGAAGGTAGACCATTTCTTATAAAAAAAGTCATAAACCAGGCACGGTCCACTCTGAGTGGTGAACCTGACTTGGGAATAGTCCTGGACCATCACGGCAGAAGTGACAGTTTCAGAATTGTAAGCTTCTACCCCTGCACCGATGTAGACGGTTTCCAGTTTTCGGTCCAGGAGGTAGATTCCTTTCTGGCTCATGAACATCACTCCCAGAGGAGTGAGGAGGATACTGTCTGAACCAGTTGCCCCCACATCTCCAGTGACCAGTTGGGGTTCTGAAAAGCTATTCTGTAGCCCTGCATCAGTGGGTCCAGTTCCTGTGATGTAGAAGATCCGTTGAGGTTCAAAAATGATCAGTTTCTCATCCATCTCAATCAGACCAGTGACCCTCTCAGCCTTGTTCATGATAATTTGGAAAACATCACTAAATTCGACAGGTTTCTTGGCTTGACGTTTTTTCGAGTAATACAGAATTTTTGGATTTTCGGAAGAGACTGCAAACATCCTGTTATTGAACACTCCCATCACTGAGGTAGCAGGTGGAGGAATATTGTCCACAATCCCTCCGTTGGTGTAGAGGGATTCCTTTGCTACGAGATTTGTATCATTGATTGCCCCTGCATCCGCAAAGCTTACAGAATCTGCGCTGGTGTTATTAGTAACAGAACCGATTTTGTAAAAAAGGGTTCCAGTGGTAACAGTTCTGTATACCTCGCACTCTACACCTGAATGATCAGTAAGTCTCAAAGAGGGAATAGTCAAAGTGACGGTACTCGATCCACCGGTTGGTGATCCACTGATTGCGACTGAGGGTGCCGATCGATGGATCTGGCCTCGACTGTCCGACCAGGTAAAAATAACTCGATATTGATAGGTTCCTGCTGCCAGCGATCCGCTGCTGTTATTTACGGAAGCACTGATATTTTCCGGGTAGAGATGAAATCCATGTTCTTCAATTGTTTGAGAGTCATAGACTGAAACAAACCCTCCAGCAATATGGAGATTTTCCCCCAACTCTGTACCTTGAAAACTAGATGATTGGGTGAAATCAATCCCGCTTAGGGCTAATCCTTTTAACGAATAAATATCATTGTTTTTGCTAACAAGGCGAGTTTTAACCTGGAGACCGGTTTTAAATATACCTGCACTTGCATCATCAATAACCCTTGGTAGCGTGGAGTCTGAAGGCAATCCTCCTGCCAGGGAAGTATGCAGTTTTGCCACAATCAAACCTGTGGTATCGATCAGAAAATAAGTGGTCTGGAGACTGCTTGCATGGACTCCGATGAAGTAGGTTTTTTCATTGTAATAAAATCCTTTGGAGGCTAAACCTACAGATCTTTTCAAAACGGCAGAAGATCCCATGGAGGAAGCACTCACATCATAAGTTGCCTTCTTGACTAAGTGATCATAATCGTTGGTGGCATTGTGTTCGTAGATGATCACCACATCCCCTGTCGAGTCCCTCTGCATCGTCACTCTGGGAATTGCCGTTGCAGTTGCTTCCACCGTGTAGGTGGCAACCTGGGTCAGGTCCAATTTTAAACGAGTGACTTTCAGACCAGAGGAATCTGAGTTTTTGGAGTAGGCTACGTAAACTCCGTCATTCACGGCATCACGGTAGACAGTCAGGGAATCTTCAGGATCATTTGCGATTGTAGTGGGGGCTACATATCCACTTGCCGTTGATCCGACTGCCCCTGTTTGGGTGATATACCCGATCTGAACCTGAGAGGAGGAGTTTCGGTAACAGTAGATGGCAGCATTGTCCTCGTATTCCACTACATCGATTTGTTGCCCGGAGGTGGCAGCATTGGAACCGATCTGAGTTGCTGAACCCCAGGTGGTCGGGTCTGTCTGATCCAAAAGTACCAGATCCACATCATTATCAGAAGTTTCGATGTAGAGGATTGCCAACCGTTGATCCAGTTCAAACACCTTCGGCAATTTCCCTGTCGCAGAGATCAGAGTATTGTTCTGCAGAATGGCTCCTGACACTGCATCAATCACGGATGCCCTCACTCCCCCCTGAGTGTCCTCCCAGGCTAAACAAAAGAGTCCTCCCCCATACGCAATATCAGCACTACTCTGCTCATACTGATTGCGGATAATGTCATCACTGGAAACGGTGACGGAAAGCGAACCCCCCTTGTTCACCCATTCCTGTCTGCCACTGATGTAGGAATAAAGATTTGAATTGGAAAAAAGCAGGAGTTCATCCTGGAATTTACTCAGGGCATCTCCTGCCGTGATTTTTGAGGTGCTGCCTGTGATGGACGGTAAGAGTTTCGAGTAGCCATTGCGTTTGGTGATCGTACTGCCAGAAGTGAAAACACCGTTCTCTAATTCAGTAAGGTTCGACTGCAGGACCATTTTCTGGTCTGTTTTGGTGTCGATTCCTCCACTCAGATCAACCGGAATGAATGCTTTTTCAAGTGGCATGAATCACTTCTTGTTCGCAACTTTTAACTCAGGTTTTTTGTTTTCCTCTTCCTGGAGTAACAGGATCTCTTCCATGCCAAGTAAACGGTGCAATCGTGCTTCAATTTGTGGTACTTTTGACAACTCGTTTTTTAAGGAAACGATTTCTTCCTTAACTTCCTTTAATGTCATTTTAACTCTTCGGATATTTATTTTTCACCTCAGTACGCTTTGTTTGAAGTGCAGTTAAAGTCTCACCTCCATCCAGAAGTGCATGAATGCAATCCTCCAGGTTCGGATATTCTTCCTGCCTTTTTCTTTCCCATTCCAGTGCATTAAATTCAGCAAGTTTTTTTTCATAAACAGGAGTAACTTTTGATTCATCAATCTCTATCTTTTTCCCATCTTTATCAAAAACATTAACTCCGTTTTCAACTGATCCTGTTTCTGGATACAGTTCGCAAATGGCATCAAATCGACAGTCTAAATTCATTGAGCAATCTCCATTACTGTTATTGATGAAACCCCTCTTGGAACACTGGCAGAATCACTATCATCATTTGACCTGTTAATTTTGCAGGTAAGCCCAGCTTCAGCAAAACCCACCACTGTATAGGTCGATGAACCAGCAGATACTGATTCGTCTAAATTAACAAAACTATGACTTGCCAACCCGTTCCCACCCGGTCCAGTTCCTGCTATCGACATTCTTGGTCTATTTGATGCAGAATCAGCTATATTGCCTGTCAATGCAGTTGTTCCACTTTTTGCGACATAAAACCCATATCTACTGCCACTAGATGCAGCAGCACTTAGTGAAACAAAAATTAATACATCTGATCCTGAGGTAAGACCAGTGATTGTTACAGCAATTTGAGAAATTGCAGAAGTGCCAGTGAAACTTGTTGTATCAGTATAAATCGTTGATTTTTGTTGGATCACCATTCCTTCTGCTAACGTAGCAGAAGAACCAATCGTTCCGTTAAATGTGCCACTCGTTACTGTGCCAATATTATTGGCTGAACCTAGCAGTGTAGTGTTCCCAGATGTATCAATCTGCAGTGCATCATCCCCTCCTTCATCGTATAGCACCGTAGACCCATCGTTTGTAATATTAATCCTATTAGTTCCTCCAACATCCTTTACGTTTAAATCACCTGTGACCTCAATTTGACCTGCATTTGTAATTTTTATTTTTCTTGAAGCACCATTATTTTGCAGGAGAAGATCGTCTCCAGACTTTGGTTCAAATATAAAATTTGCCATTTTTTATCCGTTTGTAATCGTTGTATTTCCACCTGCTAAACTAACTTTAAAAAATGCAGTTCCATCGTCTTTCAAAGTCACATCACCACCATTCGCATCGATGACAACATCACCTTCAGCGTTTATCGTAAAATCACCAGAATCTGCTATTTGACCATCGGTGATCACGGTATCTCCAATCGTAAAATCCGTTGTTGCATCACAAGTGGTAAATTTGCCAGTGGTATGAGAGGATGCACCAATGGTGGTGGAGTTTATTGCCATTCCATCAATGGTTCCACCATTCAAATCTGCAGTGGTCACTGTACCAAGATTCGCACAAGTCTGAGATGCTGCAGTCCAGTTCCCATCAATGGTAATTCCACCTAAAGTACCTCCATCAATATCTACTTTTGAAATATCAACCTCTCCAGTACCATGCGGAGTGATAGCTATATTTCCATTGGTTCCATCAGTGATGGTGATTGATCCAGAATTCGTTCCTGCATTAGTGTCTAAAACCAGGTCTTGAGTGGAATTGGTTGTGATCTTTCCAGAAGCAGATCCCGATCCAATTACAATTTCACCAGTTCCGTGTGGTGCAAACGTGATGTTTCCGTTTGCTGCATCCGTAATGGTAATGTTGCCTGAGTTCGTTCCTGAGTTGGTGTCCAGGACGAGATCGTATGCACCATTGGAGGTCAGTTTTCCTGTTGCAGATCCGTTCCCCACCACCACATGACCTGTGCCATTCGGTTTGAGGTTGATGGCAGCATTGGAGGAAGAGGTGGCAATATTGATGACTCCTGCAAAGGAGGTTGCCGTGGAGAGCAGAGTCCCTGTCTCATCTGGGACGGTGAGGGTATTTGCTCCTGTTCCTGAACCTAAATATTTCAGATTGACAGATCGGGTCGTGGCAGACCCTCCATTGTAGAAATACAGTTGGATGTCTGAGAATACGATTTTGGCAATGCCATCAGATTGCGTAGAATCATATTTAAACGTGTAAGAATTATTGACTCCACTAAACTGAACCTGGGAGTTTCCTGTCATGTTGGAAATAGAACCCCCAGAGGTATTGATTGCAGACCCATCCGTGATCTGTACGGCAACCCCAGACCCATTTCTCCAGTAGAGATTCCCCCCACTCTGATACACCGAATAGTTAGTGGTGGCAGCAGTTACTGAGGAATCAAAGATCAGATTCTTCAACTCCGTTGCAGAGTTCTGGTTGAACTCGATGTCAGAGTTGATATTCAAAGCACTTGGAGTGAGTTGAACCCCCTTCCCACTGGTATGGTCATGGGTATCAATCGTTTCCCAATTCGTATTAGTCTGGGTTGCCCAGGTGGGTCCTGTGGTGACTCCTACACTCGGCTCATTCAGACTCATGTTGCTCGTTGCCATCCGATCTCCTAGAAAAAGTAAATATCTGCGGTTGCTGAACTGGAACCCTTCAGAAAGATGAAGAGATTCTTATCTGTGTTTTCACTATCTGATTCATAAACCACCGAATTACTCTGCAATCGGGTAATAATAAACCCCTCGTAGGTCCTCCCCAGACCATGATTGACTCTGGTATCAGTGGTCTCAATAGACAGATCCTTGATCAGAATACCGTCTGAAATCGGTAACTGAAGTAACGGACTCAGAGTGGTCTTGATATGACTCTGCAGCCTTGTCACTTCGGCATTATCCGAATGAATCTGGGTAAAGTTGACTCGGCTCATGACTTCATGGTAAAGGCCACGTCAAACGCTGCATCTGCTCCATCTGAAGTCCGATCGTAAAATATTCTAACGAACCTGGCTGGTAAATTATTCAACTCCAAAAGGTTGGTTTCAGCCCCACTGATTGCTGCCGTTGCCGTTGTATTAATCCAGGTTGATTCATCATTTGAAACTTGGATATACACGTTTCCTGCTGGGGTATTGTCACTTCCATTGACAACCGTAAACGAGCAGCTGTTCATCGATGAGGCATCGATGGTATCTCCAGTGATATCTGCTGCCATGGTCGTGGCTGCAATATAGCTTTGGTCATTTTTATAAGTATTGAACGGCATAAGCCTCCTATGAGTACCAGGTGTAAGATCCAGGATCGGTGTAATAGACCGCCATATCAGTAACCGTCGCCGGTTCGCCCAGGTCCCGGTTATCTGAGACTGATAAGATTCTGTTTTTGGTTTCTTCCTTCATTGCCATCAAAGCACTTGGATCCCCTTCCTCCTTAACCACGCAATCGATAGCCGCGGAGCAGATCACAAAGGTGTCCCAGCCCGAATAAAAATCCAGCCGGGTTTCAATGTTTCCGAAGATCGTCGGATCGCTCAAGCCGCTGCTGTCCAGATCCGTTGTCACGGTTGCAGCACCTACAGCAGAAATCGTCTGATCGACGTTGTAATTGGTGGCATCGATGAAACTGACGCCGGTGATCTTATCCCCAACCGCAAAGCCATGGTTCTTCCCGACGGTCCACATGGTCGTCGATCCGCGGGTGATCGCCGTGACGGTTTTCTCCAGGAATTTTTTCGGGCTTGGAATATACCAGACCGTCAACGTGTCATTCGTCGATGGGCTCGGAGTGAGCCTGAGATTGGATCCTTGGATATGATATCGATACCGGTAAGGCACCGAATACCTGGATCCAACATCACGCTGGGGAAAGTTATATCTTTGAAGCGGGAAGGTATCGCTTCCCATGTTCAGATCGACTCCGCGCAGCTTATAAAAGTCAGCTGGCAGATCGTAGGTCTGAGTCCCGGAAACAAGCGTGACCGTGGAAGAATTAAGAAAATAATCCTCCGAGTTCGCGTTTGTTACCAGCATATCGTAGAGCCCCGCGTAGCCACGATTAATGTACTGGCGGAGCTCCTCGTCGGTTACAAATTGCGAATTCTCCTGGTCTGCACGTTGGCGGACCAGGGTCCTGAGATCTGAGAGTGCGACGTAGTCCGTCATGCTGTCCTCAGTAGCTCATTTGAATCCCATGAAACGCTTCCAGAATCGCCTGAGAATCCCCGGAGGAGAGTGCTGCACTGAGCTCCTCTGCCATCGCGTGTTGTTCGTCAGAATATTCCAGTGGTTCCTCCTCAATCATTTCCTCGTCTTCCATGTATCCCTCATCGGGGGGCATACGCCCCCCTTTGGGTCCCATGGATCCGATCGAAACCATCAAGGCGTCGTCGAGTCCTTTCTTCATGTTCCTCCTACTTCTTTAGTGAAGTATTTCTAAGAACAAGACAGAAATGAACGCGGTTATTTGCATTCGCTGCAATGTCAGCAGCCGCTCCATCCGAGATATCACGATGGTTGATCACAATCGTTTTCCCGGATGAAACATCAATAGCTCCAAGCTGCAGAATGGAATCATTGACTGCATTGAGTGCCAAAGTAACCGTACATGAAATCAAAGCTGGATAGGTTTGATCTAATGTAACGGTGTACTGACCTGTGCCGCTTCGGGCAACAGACCATCCAGCACCTTCGTTTGAAGCTGCTGATATGGCACTCGAGCCATTGGGTGCAAACGACCCGGCGATGACTTTCACCTCCGGGTTTGCAGACTGAACATCAAAAAAGATTTTATTAGCCATGAGACCCTCCTATTAAGATGGGAGAGTGACGACACAATTCCACCCAGGGGCTCTGCAGCCCATTTGCAGATATGAATGGATTCGTACTTCAATACCATCCGCAGAATTCATTCTCAGTGTTCGGTTCCCATCCAACTGGGTCAGCTGAACTGCTGGTCCAATGGAAGCTAAAACCAGACTGCTCATGGTTAAGATGTAAGCTTTTCCAGCAGGACAATCTTTGTCCGGAACCACTTTCATGGTGCCATGAGGAGCATACATTTCCAGGGATCGATATCCACTGATGGAATCGGATTGCTTGACCTCGCGCTGAACTTGGGCGTTGAGGCTCTTTTCCAACTTCACAAATTCCTCAAATGGAATCATGACGTAGTCCGGGTTTCCTCCCTCGCGAGAACAGAGGGCGGCTCCGCTGATGAGAGCTTCGACGATGGTATCCGAAGATCCATCATACCTTTGTCCGCCCAACCTGGTTGGATCAACGGAACGATCGACGCCGAAGAAAGCTGCGCTTCCAGGAGTCGTCGCTGGGATCCAGGCCTCAAGACCTTTGACTGCCGTGTCGTAATCACCTTCGACATAAAGATAGTCGCCGGTCGCACCAGAGTTGGCATTCCAGTTCGCGGTCGCGGTCAGCTGATCGGTGGATCCAGTTGTGTACTTGGATCGGTCAACTGCTGCGATCTGGGTGTAATTGGAACGAAGAGTTCCACTGTTTCCGGTTTTATTCGGATTCAGATCAAGGCGCATACCCACCTCGAAATTGAATACCGATTCCGGGACTTCCAAGTCACAAGCGGTCGATCCAATTGTCGTCGTGGACGCAATCTGACCAATGGCACCTGAACCGTCGCGATAGAGATCGCGGGCGATCGCAGCACCTACGGACTTGATCGTATTGTTAATTTCAGTCGATGCAGCTGAGAGGAACGAAAATCGGTCTCCTTCGGAGGCAGCGACGGCTTCGCCCGATAAAGTTGCTACACCATATTTGGTGGTCCTGGTTAACAGGAAATCGTCAATGCTGGAAGCACTGGCGTTTGTTTGTGCAGTTGCAAAAGTATTACTGATGCCTTGAGGATGCCCATAGATCAATGGGATCGGCATGTTGCGACCTTTGAAGGATTCGTCTTTTGGTATTAATTCGAAAAACGGATGGGAATCATATACCAGATCCTCAACCTTTTTATTCGTATAATACTGCTTTAAGACGGCATCCCACTTGGTCAAAGTGGTGGCTGCTGCCATGGAAAAACTCCATAAAGGACGTTAATCCTCAGCCTACTCCCATTTAACTGATGCGATTGCTGCTTCGAGTTGTTCGCGTTCAGTCAAGGGACCTCTTTTGGAGGCCTTCGGCTTCGGACGAGAAACTTGATTTCTTAACGTCCGCGAACGTGTCCTTTGCGGAATTTTTGAGGGACTATCCTGGGGGGTACTGTCGCCAGCCTCAATCTGGCTGAAAAGCTTACGGCCTTTCTCCGAAGAGATTGCCGTTTGAATCAGATTTTCATAATACGCTTCTGCTTTGTCAAGCAATTCTTCTGGTTCCATCACCGTATTATTTTCACGCATACTAATTTCCTGCATCTGTATGAGCATAGGTACGGTTTCGGCCCATTTTGATCGTATTAATCCATAATTTTCATCACCGTCAACGATATCTTTTATTGCTCCAACATACCGATCCATCTTTTCTTTTTTCACATACTGGTCGAGCTGGTTCAATTTTTCCTTCAGCTCGGGAGCGGGTTCTGCTTCCGGTTGTGCTCCAGGTATTTTCCCATCATTTAAAACCTGGTCGGTCGCCGCCTGGTAATTCCAGCCGACCTTCTCAAGAGCTCCCAACATATTCCCGGATGCTGATGCCTCCTGAGCTTCCTTAAACGGTCGAAGGGCTTCACGCTCCTTGTGAATCTCCCGCTGCTGCTTCTGGAGCTCGCGCTCCCGCTGCTTCATCCTTGCGAAATTTCTGGAGACCCTGGTCTCTTTTTCTTCCTCTGGTGCTTCTGCTTCTACTTCTTCAGGTTCATCTTCTGCTGCATATTCTTCTTCGCTTACCTGGACTTCTTCAACGTCCTCGAGCTGCTCTGCAGCATCTTCCTGGGGAATGTTCGCCTCGGCCCATTGGGCTATCTGGGCGTCTTCAATAATTTCTTCAGTTGATTGTGCTTCTGCCATTATGCGGGTAGGGGTTCAGGTTCTACCGGGACCGGAGGGATGCCTGCGGGGATCCCCATCGGAGGACCTTCAGGACCTGGTGCCGGTTCCTCGGCTCCGGTTAGTGCTGCCATCATATCCTCTGGGGGTCCCGCGGGGGCCTCACCAGCTGGAGCTGCTCCTTCCGGAGTCTGCTGCTCCCCTGCTAGGAGGGCCTGACAGTCAGCAATAAAATCATTCATGAGATTCAGTTTCTCAGTTTCAAGACCATCCTGCTGCCCTTCAAGGAAGGCCTGCGCCATCCGCTCCGAAGCAAACTTTAAATTCATCACCGGCTCTGGTTGATGGTATCTGCTGTATTCGACGATCTCGGAAATCCTCCACTCCATATCACGCTCGAAGGTTCTGTATAATCCGGTGAGGGCTTCCATGTCTGGAAACTCGAGCAGCCTCACGATATGAGCAGGATCGGTGATCACTCCGGTATTGATCAGCTCGGTGACTGCCGAGAGACGTCCTGCCGGGGTGCTTGGAAGAAGACTGACCGGATACGGCTGCAGCGTGAAATCTTCCTCCGCCAGCTGGAGATCTTTGAAATCCAGCTTGAAGAGTGCATTGTCCTTGATCCCCTTGACAGGCCACTTCCCGAATTCCTGAACGATCTCCTTTCCAAGGTCCATGCACCACTCAGCAACCTCCATGAAGGCGGCTTCGTATTTCTGACCCTGGTGCATAAAACGCTCGGATTCGATATCATGGAAAGTCCTCAGAGCTGCACCTGACTCCAGGCCTGCCGGTTTCCTTCCGGTCGCACTCATCTCGGAAAGACCACTCTGCTGGTATGCGAGCTGATACAGTCGATCGAGGTGAGCATAGACCTCCGGGTGCATGGCGGTCGGAGTGTAGGAGGTTGGAGGATTCCCAACATAATTGACTATGGAACCGACCTGGTTCCGTAGTGCCGTATCAACCACGCGGGAACCCGCCTGGACGAAGATCCAAGGCACCGATAAAAGGTGCATGGCCTGCTGGATCCTCAGTGCCAACTTGTTAATTTCGAACTGAATATTCTTGAGCTGCTCTGCCAGGGAAACTCCTGCAAAGCCTACCCCGGCATCTCCCCATTTCAGGAAAACGAAAGGATAGCGATCATAGTTCCAGGATTCTGCATCAAGCTGGAGTCCGTCCATGGTCATAACATGGAGACCATCATCGGCATCGTCGATCGACGGTAGGTGCCAGCTCTCCACAACCTGGATCATGTCTGCATCTGCTCCCTGACGGCTTTTGTATTCCTCAGAATGAACTGCATAGTATTCAATCTCCTCCGCCTTTTCCGGATACATCATCTGTAGGGATTCCATCGGGATTGATTTCACCTGGTGCAGGGAAGGAGGCGTGTCAAACATGGCTGCATTTAAATCCCAGTAGAGCTCCGAGGGGAACACGCGCTCCACCCAGATATCTGATCCATGACGTCCAATCTTCAGGGCTCCAATATCGAAGATCAGTGAATCCTGAAAGACCCTGGTCATATGTTCATAGATCTTTGCATTGTGGAAAACCCCTTCCATCAGATCCGTAAGACGAAGAGCTCTTTGTCTGAGGTTATAATCTCCGCGCTTCGTCAGATACATGGGCCGAGGTCGGGATTTTCCAATCCGGGAAACCAGGGTATCGACGCAGCTGCCGATCACGTTCAAGCGCATCCGGTAGTCCTCCCCGAAAGGCATCGTTCCACGGTTTGAAGGATCATAGCGATCGAGGGCTTCATAGTCCCTCCCGGTGTACATCCGGAGCATATCCATGTTGAGATTGTACCGGTACGAATGGTCCTGGATCATCTTGTTGACGGTATCGGTGACCGCGTTTGCGAGATCCTCGCCTTCAGGTTCCTGCCACCAGAATTTGCTCATATTCGCCTCGATTCATAAAAGTTGCGGAGCTCCGAGTCGGAGAGATCCGGTTTCTGCTCATCCATCATCTTCATGACAGGATCCATTTGTGCGGAGTTGTAGAAATCAATCTCCAGGTCGAGGCCTTTGAATCGGGCGACGCCCTTGTCGGAAAGATACAGAACCAGGTCTTTCACCTGGTCGGAATTTAATTTTTTATTTAGCATAGGCTGCACGGCCCGCGGCGCGGGAGCTCAAGTTTTGTTCATATTCATCATCCTGGGCTGCTTTGGTTCCTGCATAGATCGGAGGCAGCGCGACGTAGTAAGGGAGACCATCCTTAGCTGCTTTTTTCAGCTTCGGCGTTAGGTTCCAGGTCCATTGTTGTTCATCACCGTATTCCGGAGTTGATCCCCGCTGATCCAAAAGCTCCCATCTTTTTGCTTCCAACTTTGCAAGCTCTTCGTCTTCCATTTTAATGATATCTTCCGGAGATCCAGTGATTCTGTTATGCGTAATGACTTGGTCACGAACAGGAAGCTTGAGCTCCTCCAGGTCAGCAATAGATTGTTTTTTTGCGTCGATTTTCTCTTCAATAAATCGAAGTTGTTTGTCGATTGCTAAATGAGCCTTATCCCGGATCACGCTCGTTTTATTCACGGTCCCGCCGTATTCATCTGCTAGAGCCCTGGCCTGGTTCAGCAGGAGCTTGTCATAGAATTTCTGATGCCCTTTGGTGGAGAGCTCGATCTGCCGTTTGTTGCCTGATTTGCGGACCCATCCGGGGCTTGTGGTGTAGAGCTGATGAAAAGTAACATCACCGACTTCTGTTTTATCTTTAAGAAGTGCAGCAGCTGCTTCCTTGCCGATGAACCCTTCCAGGTCCTCGGGCTCGACGTCCTCGATCCGGATTGGCTTAGTATCAAGGGTCCCCTTGCTGCTAATGTAGTCGCCGGTTTCCAGGCGTTTCATGCTGGGATAATAAAAGATCGATTTCGGATACACCTGGCTGTCGTACCGGCGGCTCTGCTGCTTTGGCGTCGTCCAGGCAATGGCATCATAATCGTTATCTGCCGCCCAGCGGACCAGGCGTTTCATGCCTAATCCCGCCCAAGTATTGGTATCCATAACGAAGGGACCTTCAGCAAAGCCGCTTGCTTGCTGCTGTCTTGCCCTTAAAAGCTCATCATGCACTTCAGCAAACTGTAGATTAATCCTGTCATATTCCTCAGCATTATCCGGATCAGAAGCTAATTCCATTAATTTTGTATCTAATTCATCTTTTTTCTTTTGAAGTTCATCGATTCGTTCTCGACTTTGGGGTTTAAACCCATGTTTCTGCCCTTTCTGGCCCCAATCACTCTGCAGCTCCTCGACGAAAAGAACCCTCCTGCCGTCTTCATCGATGCGCTCATTGATGCGGATATGCATGATCACGTTGTCTTCCGGGTAGTGACCCTTTTCTCCTGGGAAGCGGGATTCACGGGATTTGGCTTCATATATTTGATTTCGAACACTCTGTAATTCTTTTTCAAGATCATCGTAATAAGCTACTTTTCTATTAGGATCATCAAACAGTTCCGAATTAAGCCAATTATTAAATCCCTCATCAGTAAACTGAGTCCCAGATTCAGATGAATATTGTCTTTTGAGCTTGTTCAGCTCGTTATGCATCTGGTCTTTAATCTGAATCTCTTTTTTTCTTAGGCTCATTATGTCTACTGGCGGATGGAACTGACTTTCCGGGACCATCAGCACCAGCTCCCGGTAGTTCTGACCGCCTGGGATCCGGACCCTGGATTCATCTCCTCCCGCCCAGGTTGTCATGTACTCATCTGCTTTGGTCGTCTCATAACCTAGACCAGTTCCTTGATATTTCGTATCGCCATAGACCACTTCCTGGATTTGAATCTGGTTTGCCTGCATGAATTCCTGGAGCTCCTGCTTCGTTACGCGATCCTTGCCTTTACTCTGCAGCCATTCCTGAAGACCGGTCCACTCGAGCTCCTCCTTCGGGACGCCTCCGCCCCGGAGCTTGTTCAACCAAACCTTTGGTTTCAGAGATTCCTCCTTTGATCCGACAATCACTTTCATGGCAGGAGACGTGAACCCGATATCGGACTGAGTCATTGCCAAGGCCTCCCTGGCGCGGCTCTCGTCGTACATCCGCCGCATGAGCTTGTCCTGCTTGCCCTGAGACATGAACGGAACCACTCCTTTTTCCTGAATCTGCCATGGTGCCTTGGGTCCCTGCTTGGAAAACCTGGCGTCTGCTTCGATGATGTTCTGAGTCTGGAGGGCTACGGCATCATCATATTCATCCCGGAGCAGCGCGTTCCGCATTGCGTTTTCCGGATCATAGGTCCCGGCGAGCTGCTCATAAACTTCGGTCGATTGCGGATCATAATGCATGAAAACGACGTCGGGCTCGCCCTGGTTCCAATCTCCAAAAACTTCCTTGTCCCAATCGGGAGGCGCAAATTCATCATTCCAAACGGTTCGGGCTGACATTCTAAAACCAACCTTCGAATAAATATGCGGAAGCGCACTGTCAAAGGCATCCAGTTTCCTGCCGCCTTCCTGCACGGCAAGCATCAGTGCTGAAATTGTTGTTCCTTTGTGAGGTCCGCCCTTTTTATTGAAGACTGAAACAATATCATCATCCTTAATTGCGAAGCCGGTCGTTCCATCCTTGGAAAGGAACATCCGCATCCCCTGGTATTCCTCCGGTTCATAAACATAAACCGCGGCACCATAGGTGCTGGCATTTTTTGATTCAATTATGGATTCCTGAAAACGGAGGCCTGCTTCCGGGGTTTGTGGAAGCTCGTAGAAATCTGGAGTGGAATAACCTAGAGAATTCAGCCGCTTCTGATCCGCGGCTGAGAGATTGAACCGGGTAACCTTGCCGAGACCTTTTAGGCTTCGTCCAGGATTGCGCTCGCTTGTTCCGGTGAAAGGCCGGTTGACCTTGCTAGATCCATCTCGGCTTGCGACCACTGACCGGTTGACTTTGTCCCGGATTCCTTTGATGAACCTGGTTGCATCTGTTTCTCGGAACTGGGACTCGAATCCTCCAAGAGCTCGCTTAAAAGCGGGTTCGAACCCTCGGTAAGGTGGTAAATCCCCAATTTCTGCTTCTGACTGAAATGGGGTGATGCTGCTGAGTCGGTCTTCATAACGCGTACCTTTAAGAATGTTTGAGTACTTAGGATCACTCATCAGACTAGCAAAGTCAACAACTTCCGCTATGTCTTCTGCAGTGATATCCTCCGCGAGCTCCTGCATCGATTTCTGGGTCCCTGGTCCCTTCCGACGCTTTTCATAGATCGCCTTTGCATAACTCCAAACCGTTTCCTGGACCTCTGCTGCAGTCCATTTCTGACCGGTTTTCTTTTCCAGGAAAGCAGCTGCTCGCCGGGTTGCAGCATTACTGAGCAGATAACCAGGTCCTTTTCCGCCTTTGCCCTCGGTTGCAGCAGTCGTCTTGCCTCCGAAAACATCCTGGAGGACGTTGTAGGCTCGGCCCATCCAGGTATCATTCGTTACTTCATCATATCCCTCGAGGAGATTCTTCATGAAGCTGTTTGCCTTCGGCCCGGAAAGCACGATCGCGGTCGGATCCTCCGCGGTCAAGGCCTCAATCGAATTATTCACCCAGGCATCCATCACTGATTCCTCGGTTCCCTTCCCGACGACACTCTGACCCATGATTTTCTTGATCGCAGCCTTCTCAGTCGGGCGGCCTGCTGCATCCCAGTTCTTCCAGATCCGGAGTGCATTCTCCATGTTCATTTCAACGGACGTTTGCGGACTTGTTGCTGCCAATAATCCTATAAACCGCTCCGTATCATCCTGGAACACGTTCCGCAGCTGCTGCGCCGAGTGCTTATACCATCCTTTTTTGTGCCTCCCGGCAAACGCCAGTGCTCCAATCTCCTCCTGACCCAGTCTTGGAACAGCATCCTTGCCATGGGTGATCGTGATCGGCTTGCCTTGCGGATATTTGTCTGAAGGCCTGGTTCTTCCGGTCTTGATCATCTGCTCCATTGCCATGATCGTCTCAGGCGTCAACGATTGGAGCTCCTCCTCGGTCAAATACATCCTCAAAGTTGATAATGCCTCCGATTCCATCAGCTGCTTCTGCAATTCACGCGGCAGCTGAGTCTTACCGCCTCCATAGGTCCGCAACGACAACGATTCCGGAGGCTGACGCCACCCGGTTTTCGTATCTGCTGCAACCAGGCCGGTTTTTTTCAGAATTTCGTCTTCTGAGGCACCTTTTTTCAGTAAACGGTCTGCACTTGCGATTCTTTTCTTTAAAGGGATCCCCAATGAGCCCAATGCCATGACTCCGGTGGCGGCTCCTGCCATTTTTGAGTAGGGGAGGTCTCCTGCGAGCAGAGATCCGCT